TTAGATGTATTCATAGGGCTTCTGTAAATAATGCTTCTTGTTCTTCCTCGCCGGATCAAACTTGTCACTGTTCTTCGGCTTCTTTATACGCTTGAAATCTTCCTCATTCTTCTTCTTAAGGGTCATAGTAGTTCTGGAAATGCCTCTTTAATTAAAGTTGGTGTTAAATGTTTAACTTGCAAGTTCTTCTTCATCATATTTACAAAAACTTGCGCTTCTCTTGGTTCAAATGCTTCTAGCAATTCGACTAAGATTTGGTTACGTTTTTCTTCTGATAGAATATCTGCTGTTTCATTACCTTTAAGGAACAGGTATACTCTACGAATTTCGGATTCGATTCCCGAATATCTAATTCCCGGAAATGTATCTGGTTTTACGTAATTCTTTGGAAATTCTTTTATATAGAATTGATATTGTGGATCAAAAGTATACTTCAGCACTTGTAAAAAGTGATGGAGTGCATTATCTTTTAATACTCTTATTCGTTCTTCTTTATTTTGTGCGTTTTCTAGTTCGTCCAAAATTTCATATACATTTTTAATCATGTTATTATCTCATTAAAAGTCTTCAATACATTCAAGTAGTGTTACTAATTTGTTAGCAACCAAATATTTATATAATTTCCCTTTTGTCGAAGGAACTACAGATTCATATTCTGTTACAATATTAGCCCGAATATCTTCCGGGATATTATCAAAATTGATTAATAAGTCATTACGTTTAAAATTCCTATAAATGTCTTCGGTTTCGCAGAAGACTTTTGGTTCTTTTTCCAACCAATCTTCCATTTTCTTTTTTGAGATAGGAGATTGGCGTTTACCAATAATAAAAGTATCATCAGCAGAAAGCATTGATGGAATTCCATCGCCTTTATCTCCACGGATAATTTTTTCTTTTAAATCTTTAATTGGGTGTTTTGAAGTAACATAAACCCCCAGCATAGGATTATATTGTTTAACATTATTGTATCTATGCAGTTGTTTAAAGTCTGCATCAGATGATAGAATGAGAACTTTCTCTGAAAGACTTAATCTAGGAGTTAGAGTTCCAATAATATCATCAGCTTCTGCCATATCAACTTCGATAACTTTATATGGAAAGTTTTCTTTAAAATCTTCTTTTAGTTTATTTAGAACCTTGAATATAAGATTCCAATCTAGCGGGGATTTTTCTCTAGCATCTTTACGATGTGCTTTATAATGAGGAAATATTTGTTTTCTCCAATATTGTTTGGAATCGCAACAAAGAATTATTTCTCCATATTCTTTAAATTTCTTAATATGTGAACGAAGAGTATTGAGTACGATATGCCGAATCAGATCCTCTTCAAGTCTTTGCTTAGAATTAACTTGAGATAGAAGTCCTGAGATCATAACCTGATTCAAATCTACTAAAATTGCCATAATTTAATTTATTAAAAGTTTTGTATTGGGGTATGTAATTTGTATTGAATGTCCTAAATTATTATCTTGTATAAATTTTGCCAAGGGATAATCATTTCCATTCAATATTTGGTTTCCATAAAATATTATATACGCTTCTGGATCAAAAGTCAATAGATCTTTTGCAACCAATGATTTATTAATTCCCTTTTTTGAGATATCAATTGATATTTCACCACCAATATGAAATTCATAATTTGTAAATTTCTCTTCTAGAGAAGAAACTATAGTTTTTCGTTCTTGGAATATACTATCAAATATAGCATATTCATTTCTTTCTTTATCCGTGGCATTTCTACCGACTGTGGAAAGGTTTATCATTCCTGTTCTATAGTTAATATGTTTCCCTGTTTTTGGAGAGAAATTCGAATTCTCTACAAGTTCTTCAAGGTATTTTATCAATTCATCATCGTGTATTTCATAATCAATGTTGTAGCATGGACCAACAACACCAGAACAAGTGTATAATTTAACTTTTTCTAATATTTCTCCGGGAATTTGTTCCCCAATCATAGTCGAGTCTGATCCAGAAACCAAAACAACATTATTAAAATCGCAAAAATTGGAGAAACTATGAATAAAATCTCCTTCCATTGGTTTTCTTGGTTCGGTTATTGTTCCATCGACATCAAAAACATGATATGTACTCATCTGACTACCTTTAAAAGAATAGTATCGGAATTAATTCTACCATTTAATGGCGATTCTTTGCACTTAATATTAGCCATAAACTTTTTCAATTCTGGTTTCTTAGCTTTCTTAAAATCTGTAAGAACATCTAAAGGTTTCCTTAGAGTTTTTTGTATGGATAATTGTTCATTATAATCCAATAATGTAGTTCCTTTTACAGAAAAACCAGAATCGTCAATAGATTTATAATGTCCAAGTTTTTTGTACTTAGTATTGAATACCCAAAGCTCTAGAGCACCAATAATTTCCATTGGAGAAATAGAAGCCAATTTATATTCATTGTCTTCTTTCTTATATTGCAATTTAGCAACTTTTTTATCCAATGTAACTACTTTCTTCTTTCTAACTTTACGAACGGTTTTGACGTTAGAACCAAAATTCTCGCAATCTTTAATGATGGAATCTATAAAATTTAAATATGCATTTAATTCTTTCTTAGTCCAATCCGAATAAGATTCTACCAACTGTTCGTCTTGCTTATTGATGGTAATAGTAAGTTCTTCCACCAAAGGTTTATAATGATCTTGAATTTGTTTTAGATAGATTGGTTTAATCGAATTCGCTACTAGCCAATCATAGCATTTGAAATCAAATTTTTTAGTTTTAATGTAATTATCAATATGACCTTCAATGTCGTTAATATACAATGTTGCTTGATCAAATACTCTATCTTGAATAGATCTATCTTGTTTAGTGGATGGAGTAATTTTTGAATCTACAACATCTTCTATCTTAAAATCAATTATCTCTTTGATTCTATAATTGATCCAATCTGATTTGTCGAGTTCTGCGCCTCGTTGAATTATTCTACAAACAAATCCTAGATTTTTAAATAAAGAATCCGAAGAAGAAGAAATAGCATCGATGATATCTTTGGAATATTTTTTTGTTTTTACATATTCCAAAGTAAACTTTTTAGATTCTTTCTCGGTCATTTGGTTCGCATACCAAGAAAGTGCTCTTGTTATTGGAAGTTCTGTCTTTGGATCTCCCCATGTTGGTTCATCACCGACAAAAAGAGATTCGATATTAATATTAACTCTTGGTTTAGCTTTTTTGGTTTGCATATAAAGGACTCATAATATCAGATTTCAATAGACCTTGGAACATTTGTTTAATAAATTTATTTGATGATTTTGTTTTTTTAGTAACAACTCCATAAAATCCACATTCTATAATAGAAGAAACATATACATATGGATCTGTTAGTATAGCAACAAAATTGTCTGGATGAGTAATCATGCCATCATCGGTACATTTATAAATCATTATGTGATATAGATGTCCAAGATTTGCCTTTTCGTATTTGGATTTTTTGTTATATTTAAATCCGGTAATATTCAAATCAGTAAGACTACCATTAGCTGGTAGAAAAGTAACTCCATCGGCATCATCAGCAAATATTTGCTTAATTAATTCTTTCGTTGTGTGCATTGTACAATATTTTTCTGTAAAAGTAAAGTTTTTTAAGAGATGGGATCGTCTTATTTTAAGAGATACCCATTCGTTATAAATAGTTGTAGGTCGCGATACTGGTAATATCCACCTACTCTAATATTAACATTTAAGGGACATATCAGCATGAATATTTATTACGTATATTTTTATCTTCGTTCAGATTTTACTCCATATTATATAGGAAAGGGGAAAGAAAAAAGAGCGTGGGAAAAACATCATAAAGGGATTCTTACTCCAAAAAATAAATCTAAAATAATATTAATAGAGCAAAATTTAACCGAATTACAAGCATTTATTCTGGAAAGATATTATATTCGTTGGTTTGGTCGCAAAGATAATAAAACAGGAATATTAAGAAATAGAACTGATGGAGGAGAAGGAGTTTCTGGAAGAATTGTCTCAGAAAAAACCAAAACAAAAATATCAAAATCCCACATTGGAAAACAACAATCCCCACATCGAGAAGAAACTAAAAACCTAATATCCAAACATAATAAAAAACCAAAAAAAGAAACAAAAAATATGAAGATTGCACAAAATAAACCAGAACAAAAACTTCTTCGGTCAATAAAAGCAAAAGAATATTTATCTATTGAAGAAAATTACAACAAAAGATTGATTCAATTAGAGTTTATTAGAAATAATCTAAAACTAAAAATTAGTCGTTCACACAAAATGAAAAATAAAATTTGGTGCAACGATGGATTCAGAAATTATAGGTTAGAAAAAGAAAATATTCCTACAAAATATAACATTGGGAAAATAAAATAATTTTCATTCATTAATAATTTTGGTTAGATGCGAACTCCTAACACGAACAGATATCCACCCATTATAAAATTTATCTGGATTTAATAAAGCATCTTCTTGAAAAATATACTTTGCCTCATAATAGGAACATTCGCTTTTGGTTTCACAAAAGCGAATTATTTTTCGTTCAAAGTTTTGTTCGCCAAAGGTTTTAACGTCTTCTTTTAAATATTCAGAAGATCCGAAATATAATTTCCAATCAGATTCTACAGTAAATTTCTTCTTTTTACCTTTGACAATTTTAGTTTTTTTGAAGTTGAGTAACTTCTTACCAATATATTGTCTACCATTCAATTTATTAGTTATAAGATATACAAATCCAACGTAAGAAGGATCTACTTCTTCCAGAAGATTTCCTTCATATATCCAAGACATGGATATTAATCAGTCCAAGAATCTTCTTCGAATAAATCGTATTCCTCTTGAATATCTTCTTCAACACTCTCAATATTTTCGCCGCAAAATGGACAAATAATATTTTCGTGTTCTGCTACTAAATTTTCATTAAACGTTAATGTAAACTCTGATTCACATCCGTCACAGATTGAACTTACAACTTTTGACATAAAAATTTCCCTATGTTGTTATAAATATTATATTTATAATCAATCATATCTTACGATATCATCCTCTCCCAGATATTCTCCAATTTGAACTTCTACAATTTGAAGCATTTGATTGGTTTTATTACTCAATTTATGCTTTGCTCCAATAGGCACATAAATGGATTCATTTCTATCTACAATTTCCTCATGTTTTATCTTATCTGTTTCTAGATAAACCGAAGCCGTTCCCTC